GGAGGTGAAAATCCTTGCCCAATAGTCATGTTAGTCTTCGGACTATATGCCATACGTTGCAATGACCAACTGCCCACCTGCTTTTTTCAAACTATGTGCGGGGAAGTGTGGCAAGAAACTCTGGAGCGCTTCTGCCAGACGACCTATCTGGTAGATTTATCCCCGCACATTTCAAGCCAGAGCGGCGGCGGCGGAAATTGGTATGGCTGTAATAACGATTAGGTTTAATTGGATTCCGCCTAATATGGTTGCATAAGCATTTATATTGTGAACCCCCTTTTTTAAGGCCATTGAGTCCAAATCAAAGCAGGTTGAAATCCTGCCCGCCGCACTGGTTTTATCAAGCTTTCCAAATCCTCTTTTTCATAAGAGGTATCCTCCTTTTTACGGAGTGGGGCACGGACGCCAAATCTTAGCCCCACTTTATTTTCAAGCCTATATGCGGAGTGGTGGAAGCGTGCCAATATGCACTCATAACGGTTGCGGGAAAAACAACCCCTAACGCTTGTACGAGAAGTCAGGAAGTACCGCACCCTGAAGCAGACGTAGTCCTGCCTCCGCATTTATTCAAGCCACAGGCCAGCCTAATCTCCTCTCTTTTCCTCATCCACAATGGCTGGCCTATTATGGCCGAGCGGCGTTGAGGGAAACGCCCCAATAGGCTGATGGGGAAAGCTACCTAGAGTATGCGGTAACCGATAATGCAACGAACATACAGGTCAGCCTTTGAGACTGTTTATCGGCAGTTGATTAGAAAGCTTTCACGCAGGTTCGATTCCTGCCTCGGCCAATACGTTTTATGGTGAAGCCCCTGCCAGCGGTGGGCAAAAACACTGGCTTACTTTTCGAGACCGGGGCGGCTTCGCGTCGCCCCATTTATAGAAAGGATTGGAAGTATGGATAATAATAACATTAAAAAAGATACAGGAACAACCCAAATTAAAAAAGGCGAAGTGTTTTCAGAGCTATCAAATCTGATAGATAGACAGGATTATTTAGAATCGCGCCTGAATATTCTAAGTGATAGATTAACTCCTGTTTGCGGGCAGCCAAAAACTCCAAAAACGAAGGAAGTAGAACCAAAGAAAGAAATTGTCTGTCAGCTTGCTCGACAAATAAATTCCATAAAGGATAAAACTGAACTCCTTTTAGATACTGTTGAGAACATTTTGGACAGGCTGGAAATCTGAGTATGGGTAAACGGGCGGCGGTGTTTGTTAAGGAAGGCAGGAATGAAAAGAACGGAAGCTACCGCCGCTTTGTTTGAAAGAAAGGTGAATTATGAATATGTATAAGGTAGATTATTACACATTAAGCAGGGGCAAAGACCCAAAAGGAGAGGTAGGCAACCTCAAACAATATTGTCGCGTTGCTTATGTGTGGTGTACTGATACATCCAAGATTAAATCTCTATTGGAAATACACTACAACAAACCTTCAAAGGGTGTCTATTACGTTCCTGTCATCGAAACTATTATGTGCTTATCGGGACATTGTATTGTTGAAGATGAGTGAACAGTGGGCAATGTGAAAGGTGAATTATGGCAAAGAAATGTAAGGACTGTAAATATATGCGGGTTGATGTTAAATCTTTTGGTGGTACAGCAGAATTGGCTAAAAAGTTTGGTAAATACACAAGCCCTTGCAATCGATACCCTCAAAATATAATGCGTAGTCCAGAAGAACCTGCGTGTGGAGAATTTAAGCAAAAAGATTGAATTAGGGCGGGAGTAGCTTGAATGAGTAAACGGATATATGGTGATTGATTTACAGGATAGTTCAATGCTCTCTAATCCGAGAGTCCTTAAAGAAACTGATTTCAGATGTTGTAGTAACACAGAGTGGCTACTCCCGTCGCCTTTATAGGAGAATGATTATGGCAAAAAGATATAGCGTAAAAACTGACAATCAAAGCAGGTCTTATATTTGCGACCAAAAGACAATAAACGAGTTGCCACTAAAAACCGGAGCATTAACAGATACGCAGGTAGTGCATCGATTAAATCGATTAGAGTGTATGGGCAAAACGATTAACGAACTTGGTCAAAAACTCGACAGGAGAAACAAGCAAATTGACGCCCTTCGCGAGAGCCACGATAAGCTGAAAAACTTAATAAGGGAATTTGTTCATGCTCCACAATATTTGCATGTGCCTAATTGGGTTGTAATAAAAAGTGAGCAAGCCCTCTCGGAGGCGGAGAAGCTATGAAAACAGCCCTAATCTTAATCATAGGCATAGTGCTTGTTATATGTGCGGCAAGCCTGAACAGGCCGGTTAAGATCCAAAAAGTAGAAGTGATTATAGCCGACCCCAACTATGTCCAGTGTCCGTCTGAGGCACAGGAACGGCTTAAGGCTCAAGGTTTTTACAGAGGCAAGATAGACGGCAAGTGGGGCAGGCTGAGTGACGAAGCTTATTGTAATTGGAGTGCAGTACAGGAATTTCGGAGAGTTGAGCAATGAAACACTTATTCAAGTTAAAGAAAGACGGTAAGACGGTTGGGTATTTAACATTTCCTATTGATCCATATCTATCAGTATTAGGGATATGGTTTTCAAAAGAAGGACGTAATTGGGAACGTTGTCCACAAAACATAATTGACGGAAATGATTTTGACGAAGCCCTTCCCTACGTTTGTGACGACAAGAACGGCGAGCCTGTCTTTGCGGGAGATAAGGTAAGGCGTGTAAATGGTGAACCCGGTGTTGTCAAGTGGTATGAATTTGAATGTCGTTATATTCTTACCAATAACAATAACTGTTATGACATAGATGAACTTGAATTAAATTCTTTTGAACTCATCAAGGAGGACTCCGAGCAATGAAACAGCTAATGTTTGACATCAAAGCTCACAGGCTCTGCCATCGAACCGACCCTCAGACTTCTCACGATGCTGCTGCGAAGATAGTGGAGTCTGGAAAGTTGAATAAACAGGAAGGGGCCGTATTGGAAGCTATTTGGTGGCATAAAGCTTATAGAAGTAACACTTTCACAGCCAAAGAGTTAAATCATTATTCGGAATTGGATTATTACATCATCCAGCGTCGTCTCTCAGGACTCCAAAAGAAAGGCAAGATAGAACGTACAGGCGAAAAGCGGGACGGCTGTTGCGTATGGAGATTGAAATAATGTTACTCGAAACTGAAAAATGTATGGCCTGTGATGAAAAGTCAGATACTTTATTTAAGTGTAGTATTTGCGGAGAATTATCCTGCCCGGCCTGCGATAAAACCAAGATATGTATTATGTGCGATAGGCGGGTTTGTTCAAACTGCATAGCTCATTCTGACACAAGTGATATATGTGAAAGCTGTTTCCGTGACTTATTTATAACATACGAAAACTACAAGTCTTTAACAAAAGCAATAGATAAAGCATTAACAGAGGCTACAGAAAACGCAGAAAAATACGGTGAAGTATGGGGCTTTGGATTTTTCAAAGGAAGTATTCAGGCAATCAAGACTCAGTATGAATTTTAGGAATGTATAAATGAAAATCGAACAATTATTAATGCAATCACATGGTCAGAAAATAGGTGGAATGACTTTAACTGTAAAGACTTGCAAAAAGACATGGCAGGTCGGTGAAGTCTGGTGGCAACAAGTTCTATTCATGGATGAAACCGGAGAAATACCAGCAGATGTGAAGATTGGTAAATATACACCACTTCACAGGGCATGGGAAGTAAGAATTATTGTAGCTGAGGTTCGGGATGCAGAATATCTCGGCAAGCCCCGCAAGATATTAGTAGTTGACCAATACAATGTACCGTCTCAGCCAATGGAAGAATATTTCGAGGAAGCCGATAAGATTTATCAGGGTGAACTTAAAGTAATTCGCAGCAAAATCAAATGCTTACTAACAGCTTCAAAAGTAAGAACGGGAGTTGGTCTAATGCAAGTAAAGGAATTTGTTGATAGTAAAGCTCTTACAGAAATCGTAGATAGGATAATGGAAGGATGAAATATACCAAAGAAATGTTAGCAGAACTTCATGAAGGCTCTGTAACGCCTCATGGCTATATTAACGAGTACCGGAACAGGAACTCAGACAAGAAAAGAAAGGTAACAAAATGCGTAATTATGACAAGTACAGAAACACAAAGTTTATCCAAAAAACTGATGTAGAAAGAGGAGCTTTGGTAACAATCGATAACATTACCGAAGAAAACGTAGCTCCAGAGTATCAAGCCGAAGAAATCAAATATGTGATATATTTCAAAGAAGATTACAAGCCCTGGGCACCTGGTATCGAGACTTTGGAAATTATTAGTCAGATTACTGGGACAGGCAATGTAGATGATTGGCCTGGCACTAAGCTTGTATTATTTATTGACCCAGACGTAAAATTTGGTCGCAAGAAAGTCGGGGGTATTCGTTGTCGTGCGCCCAAGAATCAACCGGAGCCACAACAAGTCGAAACAAAGTCAGTTGAAGACATACCATTTTAACAAGGACGTACCATGAAGAAGATGCCATTCTACGGAAAGATTGAAAATGGTATATTTCGGTTTATTGCCGAAAAGATATTTGCTGCTTATTGCAGGATGCAGAAGGACGGTGACTACACACTGGAATTATCCAAGACAACATGCAAAAAGACTAACGAGCAATTAGGATATTTTCATGCAGTCATCGTCCCGATTGCATACAAGCAAATGTTGGCTGATGGCAATGATGATATTGTTGTTCGAGTCAAAGACAAATTCAAAGAGATACCTTTAACAGAAGATGTTGTCGTTGGTTTGCTTAAGCAGGTATGGGCTACTTCTAAAGGTTGCGAGGTTAAATCCAAAGCTGATATGACAATAGAAGAATGCTCGGAACTAATTGATATATCTATTAAGTGGTGTGAAAGATATTTGAGCTGCCAGATACCGCCACCGGAAAAAACATTGGTATGAACGACAATCCATGCAGAACAAAGTTATGGAATCAGACCGAGAAAGGGACGGGAATGAGCAAATGCCCGAAATGCGAAAAAGAAAATGAGGATGACTGGCCTCTTATGATTGATGGAGAACCCAAAGATGGTGGTTGTCAGGAATGTTGGGAGGCCGAATGTGACGAAGCATGGTGGGAGTACGGCGAATATCTCGAATCGATAGTAGGAGAATAGCTGATGGATTTTGATAAAGCATTAAAAATATCCGCCAAGTTCCAAGATGCTTATGAGACATTATATACACTTCATGGTCACGAATTAGAAGAAAGAGCCAAACCATATATTAGTGTAATTAAACACGTAATGAAGCGTGAGGAATGCTCATCGGTTGAGGCGGGGCTTATCATTCTCAAGAATTGGCATAACAGCCAAACGATACCTCTTTCGGCAATGACATTATGGCTCTTGGCAAGCACAGTTATTTTAGAAAAAGAAGAAAAGCAAATTTGTAGGGAGAATAGCTGATATGACAAGAGTTAAATCTAAAACAAAATATCCTAATGATTGGGATAGTATAGCTGAAAAAGCAAAGAAAAGATTTAATTATTGCTGTGAAAGATGCGGACATAAACACGATCCAAAGGCAGGTTATTGTCTAACGGTGCATCATCTTGACGGCGATAAATCAAATAACGAAGATTGGAATTTAGCCGTAACATGTCAAAGATGCCACTTATATCTTCAAGGAACGGTAATTATGAGTCAGATGCTGTTTGAATTTTTAGAAGTATCGGCATGGTTCAGGTGGCATTTAGAAGGCTACCAAAGGAGTCAAAATGACAGACAGAGATAAAATTAAAGAGTTGTTAGAAGAAGGCGTATTGAATCATCCAATTACAAACATAGACATAGTATGGTTAAAGAAAGACAATTATTTAGATGCCCTTTCCCTTCTCTCCGAGCCCGACTGCGAGACTTGCGGGGGCGAAGGAAAAGTACAAGGATGGTCAGGCTCACCCGAAAGCGGAACTTTACAATCAACGGCAGAGGATTGTCCTGAATGCGAAGGCTCAGGAATACAGCCCGACTGCCAGAAGCCAGAGCAGACGGACGAGGAGTTAATAAAAGAAAGCAGGTGACTAATGGCAATTGCGAAAATTATATTTATAGATGAAGGGGAAAATGTCCGCATTGAATTAGAAAACGTATTGGCTGATAGAATAACGCCTGCACAGAAAATCGCCTGGGATTTATTCGGTGTATTTAAGAAGATAAAAGGTTTAGATATTTCACAATTTCAAGAAAGTATAGATAAAATAAATGGCGAAGCAAATGATAACAAAATGTTATTGGGTGGCTCGACAAACCAGAGAAGCAGCACAGAATAATTATGTAACAGACCGCAGGGGAATCAGCATTCCGTTATTTATGGCTTATCGATGTTTGTATTGTGGTGAATATTTTGCTCAGACACAGGCAGAGGAACACTTTGGAACAATCAGAGCAGGGTACAATCACAGTACCTTGAGGGAAAATTTAATAGAAATTACCGTGAAGGATAGTATGGAAAAGGACAATGGCAGGGAAGCTGAAAATGGATTACACGGAAGAATTTGATACATTCTGGATAAAATATCCAGCACGTTGGAATCGAGATTTTAGGGGTGGTAGTTACGTCAAGCGAAGGAAAAGACCTGCCTTTGATAAATGGCAGAAGCTAAGCCAGAAGATTCGCAACGAATGTATGGCTAAAGTACATCTCATAAAGGAATATGAAGGCGGCAGTGTAAGGGACTGTGTAACATGGCTAAACCAATGCGGATGGGAAGACATACCAGAGCAGAAACCCAAACCATTCGTTACCAAGAAACATGCCGACAGTATATTTCAGCCGGTATGTGAAGAAATCGACGTAAACGATGAGCGTAACAGGCAAAGAAAGGGATTGGGATTATGAGCGGATTTGAACCTGAATTATTAGTTGAGCATATTGACACTTACGGCAAAGGTCTAACTGAGTGGGAAGTAAACTTCATTGCAAACATGCTTGACCATCCTCCGAAACATTATTCTGAAAAGCAAATAGAAATCATTAATCGTATATACGACCAGAAATGTTGAAAGGCTAAGGATGGCAAAGAAGAAAACGAAGGGAGTCAGGTACTGGAAGAAGAAGGCTTGGGGTGAGTACTCCAAATTTATCAGGCTCAGGGACGCATTAGAGACAACAGGCTCAAAAGACTACCTTATTTGTTGTACGTGTGGCAAGACATACCCTTCATTCGGCGTAGGCTGTGCTCAGGCGGGACATTTCATATCAGGCAGGGGTAATGCTATCCTTTTCGACGAACGTGGCGTACACGGGCAATGCTACAACTGTAACGTAAATCTCAAGGGAAATTGGCCGGAATATATGAGATATATGATGGACAAATACGGGCGTGAAGTAGTGGATGAATTATTGCATAACCACAAAATGACTGTTCATTACAACGCTGCGGAGATGCAGGAAATATACGAAAAGTACAAGGCTAAATTTCAGGCCCTAAATGATTGAAAACAAGATAATATGCGGCAACTGCTTAGATGTGATGAAGGACTGGCCGGATAACTGTGTTAAGCTAACGGTTACAAGCCCACCTTATAATATTGGTATAGAGTACGAGTCATATAGTGATAATATTGACTGGTATGAGTTTATTTCTTGGAACAGGCTGGTTTTGCAGGAATTAAAGAGATTGTCTGAGCATATTGTATGGATAATTGGAAGCCAGAACAATGCTGAATACTTAGCTCGGTTACGTCCTACTCTTGAGGAAATGAAGCCGTATAAGGTTATTTACGCCCCCAGATACCTCTATACGAATCCTGTCGAGTTGGCTATATATCTATGGCCTGAAAAATGGTCTTGGAATGGTAGGCACAAACCGCCGTTGTTATTAAATGGGCAGACTCCCCATTGGTTGCCTGTCATTTTCGGTAAGGTAGAGAATTTATATGGTGGCCACCCTGCAACATTCCCCGAAAGATACCCAACATATTTTATTGAGTCATTTACAGAAGAAAATGAAGTTGTCTTGGACTGTTTTTCAGGGACAGGAACAACGGCTTCTGTTGCTAAAACTATGAATAGAAGGTACATAGGTATAGATATAAGCGAGAAATACTGTCAAATAGCACGTCAGAGGCTTGAGGCAGTAGATACGGGAGTGCCGGTGAAAGAAAGCAATGCCGGCCAAATGGCTTTATTCAGCGAATAAGGGAAACTAAAGATGCGATGGACGCCGAAAAAAAAAGGAGACAGGTTTAAGGTTTTTATGATTAAAAAGGTCATTAGGCCGACAGCCCACCAAAAAAACGTACACAAGATAAGGAACAAATACATCAAAGGCCGACCGGCGATAAATGCGGGGAACTGCAAATTTCAAAGACGTGACAGGAAGTTTGTTTATGCCAGGGACGAAGTAGGCGAGGAGCGTCACTTTTTGCGGTCTATATACCTTTTTGAGCCGCTTTAGCTTGCCCCACGTCCTCTGTGAGCCACGATCTCCGTGCGGTGCTACCAATATGACTAATGATTCTCGGCTTTAGCGGCGGCTATGGCCTGCTCGGCTTGTTTGGCAGCGTTGAATATTCTATTAGCTCTGTCGCTGAAATCAGCAGCATCCATTTCGGCCATATCATTTTCAGGAAATATATCAGCAATTTTCTCGCACACTTCCAGCAGGTTATCGAAGTTGTTTACGCAATGGACTATGCGGAGGGCGTTAGCCTTATTTGTTTCTTCTGTAAAGTCTTTGCCATCTTTCTGCCCTGAACAAGTGCCGATTAAGGCTCCGCTTTCTGTCCATATTGTTATTCGATAAGGTGCTACCCATTTTCCTTTAGTATGTTCCATTTCCTCAATCTCCTTTCCAATATGACTAATGGTTCGACGACTCAGCGGCTTCTATGGCTTGCTTGATTTTTATTGGTGTCTCATTAAACCATCGAATTGCTTTTGCATCTAAAAAGCTTTTGCCAATATTAACTTTATTGCAGAAATGCTCCCATCCTTTATCGAATTCCTTGCACGCTTCCAGCAGGGCATCGAAGTTGTTGACACAATGGACTATGCGGTCAGCATCAGTAATTTTAACAGTTTCACCAATAAATTTATCAGTGTATCTTTTGCCGTCGCTGCCTATATATTCCGTACTTAATCTATTTTTATGTGCCTTCCATTTACCTTTTGTATGTTCCATTCTCAATCTCCTATCTCAGCCCCGCAGGGCGGTTAAGCATTTACCTCAAATACCTTACCGCAACTTGGACAGCATGTTTTAAGAGGTACAATGCGTTGCTCTTCATGTTTAGTTTTCGCCCTAAATTTATCGTTTTCCATGCTATTCATTTTATCTTTGTATTCTTTTTGAATTTTCATTTCATGTTGTTTGGCTGCTTTCACAAAAGTCATATCCCATTTACCAAATTCGCAAGTATCTGTTGTGTGCCAGACGCACGTGCAATGACTACCTAATGCTTTGCACTTACAACCATGCCATACAGAACCCGCTTGATTATATGGTTTACCACATGGAGTAAAATCAAAAGATGTACAATTCTTTTTTAGAAATTCAGCTATTTTGTATGATAATTGTTCGTCCATCATTCTATCCCTTCATAAATAAGCCCCGCAGGGCGGTTAAGCTTAATAAAGCCCAGCCCCCGCCACAAGCAAGGGGCTGGTTGAAAAATCACTCATTCTTCTGATTCATAACGATGAAGATGGGCAACCCATCGCCCATCTGTTTGTCGATAGGTAATTTCCCACTCTTCTTTGTCTATACTAAAGTGAATAAATTCGGTTTGCTCTTCAAATACTTCATCGCCCAGATGGCGTGCCAACCGAGATGGATCGGCAGTTATATTGGATGACAATTCATGTTGGTCGTTAAATTTTTCGACTTCATTTTCAATTTTTTCAATAGTTTTCATTTCGGATACTCCTTAAATTCAGTTATGGCCTGCTCAATTTCTTCGACTTTGACTTCAAAATGATGAATTATTTCGCCGCCGCCCAACGGCTTATTCCCACAAACTCTGCGGTTATTAATATACAGGGAGTCGCCTTCAATTCCCTTTACGACTTCAACTATTATCTCCATTTTCCTATCCTTTCAGATAAAAGCCCCCGACGCCGTATGAACTCTGACCAAAGAGCGAAATGTGAACGCCGGGGACTTGTGTTTGTAATGTTATGGTCAAAGCTCATAAACCGAGGCTGCGTACAGCCCCGGATTGCAGGCTTTTAGCCAGCCATTAAGAGCTTTTGGCCGTCTGTTATACCGAATAACAGGTTTGTTCCGAAGTGCTTCTTTGCAAAGTTGATATTGATTCCCATTTCGTCAGCAGCTTCTTTCGGTGTTTTAATCCATCCTAACAAACGGCTGGCCTCGATATTGAATGTTTTAATAAAATCTTGGTTGAATTTCAAATGTAAATTGCCGTTTTTGAAAGCTCGGATTTTGACTAAGGTTTTGCCGTTATAGTTAAATTCCTGTTCTTTGTTAGATTCCCATAATCTATTTTTACTATTTGCCATATTTACAAAGCCGAGGTTGTTTGCTATTGTGAAAATGTCATTGATGAAATCATGGCAATTTTTAGCAAGATTGTTATGATAATCATAACTTGACCAAGTATCTTTCGGCATGATTGCGTTCCATTGGCTTGTTATGATTCGGTAATCAAGCATGTAATGCGTATGGTTTTCTCTGTTTTTATATCTCCATCGGTCTTTTTCCCACGTCCGAAGATTCGATTTATAGTTCTTAACGCATTCCGGCTCGGACAGTGTTTTGAATACCTCAATTAACTGTTGATTGATATACTTATTGGCATTTTTAATTACCCACAGGACAACTGCATAGGCATTATCGACGCTGAAATCTATATTACAGGCTGCGTTCATCTTTTCGATTATGCTTTTACGTGACGTATGAGTCAGACGGCTGGTTATCTTGTCGAGGTTATTAAATAGCTCATTCCAATACTTGTTTTTAAGTCCCTGAATCTTCTGTTTTAATGCCTCTTTGATTTTACTTACTGCAACGCCGATTTCATTTAACAATCCAGCATCTAAGTTGGATAGTGTTTTATAGTTATTGAGCAGGTTGTTTAATTCGGCCTGATAAAATTTTTCAAGTCGTTCTATCAGGTTTTGGCCTTCAACTATCGTACGAAATGGCTCTGGCTCTTTTATTTCGTTTCCTTCATCGTCCTCGATGGGCTTGAGTTTATCAAAACCAGCGAAATATTCATCGAACCAAACATCGAACGGGTCATCTTTCGCTCTTTCCCATTCTGAATATGCCGTTGATATAGTTATCTGGATAATATCAACTTTAGCTCTGGCCTGTCTTTCGGCATTGGCAAAGTCGCCAGACCAAATAACATGACTTGTTGCGTTTCGTTGTTTTATGGCAGATTCTATCAGTTTTGAGTTTTTCCATCGTTCAGGAATAATCAAAAATACTGTTTTAGCGTTAGCCTCTTTAATGATTTTTACTGCCCAGTCCTCAAATTCAGAATATGGAGGATTACAAAAAACAACATCAACTTTCTTGTCTATTAATGTTTGTCTTCTAAAATCCTTACCGACAATACTAATATCATCCGGCATATTCTCGATGTGAGGGATTGATATTTCGATTGCGTATTTATCTAAATAAGCAGAATAATTATTGTAACTTTCTCTTGAGTTGTGAGCACGGGTTTTGCATAATTCATGCAATTTTATAAGCACTCTTCCATCGCCTGCGCCTACATCGAGGACGGATGATATATCCCTACATTTACGAAAAACCGCGAGAATCATTTCATCAGTGGTTGGATACCACTCGAAGTCTTGCTCATTTTCTTTTAATAATTGGATTGTTTCTGTAGTTTTCATTTTTCGCTCCTTAAATGATTGTTAATGGTCATGTTCATACTAAAACAAATATCGGCTATTTTCTTTCAAATTACAAGAGAAAAATAGAAAGTTTTTTCAAAGGAAACGATAAATATAGTTAATATAAGAGCTTATGAGTTAAAAAAAAGTACAGAAAAATAAATAAAAAGAAATATTTTACTTGCTTTATATTTAGTTTGTTATTACAATGACGGTGTATTTGTAATGGAGTTGTTAATGCAAGGACGTTATAAATTGAATACAGAATATTATAAGCGGTTCAGCTCGCTTGTTTTGACGAATGTCGAGCTGGCCGCTTTTTTTTATTTTATAATCGCAATATGGGAAGGATAAAAAAAGCTCTCCCAGCCTAATGGTATCTAAAAGGCAAAACATGACTATGCTGTTAAATAACGACAAACGTCAAGACAAGCGGTATCCTGAAAAGTACCTCCGAGGATATGACAGACAGAGTGGGAATAGTAAAACAAACAACTGTCTCGGTTATTTGACATAGAGCAGAACAGTAGTAGTAAGATACTAAAACAGGGATAAGCATTAGTTCCCCCGTTTGTAAGCTTGGTTTAATATGAGAATGACAGATAGACAAATTGAGCAGCTAAATGGCCTAACAGACAAACAATTCAAGGTCAAATACGGAATAGGAAAAAAGAAGAAAAAAAAGGTCAAATCCAAGAAACAGCGACAAGCCTGGTGGAATAACTTGAGTCAAGAGCAGAAGTCAAAGCAAATAGATAAGTGGAAAAACAGGCAGAAAAGACGAAGAATTCAAAGCTCTATTGATAGAATGAAGACCGCCAAAGTAAAGCACGAGTGCAGCACTTGTTTCCATTGTATCACCGAGAATTGTATTACAAGGCTAAAACATGGTTGTGAATACTGGTTTAATCCTAATAGTAACATTCAGGGCTTAGCTTATAAGTTTCCAAGAATAGATAAAACAAATCGGGCTGAATGGCTAAAACAAATAAAAAAGCTGAATCCCTGGCTGAGAGTAGCATGAAAGAATATAAACTATTTAGAATGAAGTGTAACTGTTCTAAAAGAATGAGAACAAGGGGAAAGTTAGTGAAGATTTATCAGCCTGGCTATAAGAAGTGTCCTAACTGTAAGCAATACTTAGAGATAAAGAAAAGGCTAAGAGTAGCATAAGCAAAGAGATAATGTTTGAATTACTAAAAAAGTTTTTTGAACCACTGATAGAGCATCCTGTGATAACTATAGCATTGAGTGTGATACTTGGAACAATTATTTTTTTGATATACCAATAATAATAGATGGTATTAAGGCTAATAATGGCTTGGTGAAAGGAAGTATATGGGCACAGCAACACAAGACATAATAGACATAATAATTGACCCTTGGCCGTTTGTTGTAGTGGACTGAAAAGCGAAGAGTAGCATGAAAAAAGTAAAAATAAACGAAAATATAAAAAAACAAATGATAAGTATAGCATTAAGAGGTATTTACGAAGCTAATTATCATATCGATGTACTTAAAACAAAAGAATATCCAAAAATATACGTACATGGAGGTATATGGATCAAACTAATAGACGCAGTTAAAAGAAGAAAACATTGCATTAAAATGGTCAAACAAGCTCTAAAAGGGTATCTGTATTAAAGAAAAGGAAAAAAATGTGCTGGCATAAATGGAATATATGGAAAGATACGGAATATACAACTGTTTTTGGAGTTCCAATACAACTAAGAAGATGCTTGAAATGCCATAAATTACAAAGAAGAGCGGTAGATGGAAGCAGACCAGCGAATTGGATAAAGAAGAATAAACAAGATGATAACTAAAGAAAAAGCAAGACAAATAGCTTTAGAATACCAGAAGGTAGGTTATAAGGACAAAACAACACCTTTATTAGCTGTAGGATACTCCAAGTCATACGCAAGTACATTAGGACATAAACTATATAATAATATAAAGGTAAAAGAAGAAATAGATAGATTACAGGCTAAAAAGGAAGAAAAGATAGAATTAAACAGGCAATTAGTGACTAATAACATGATAAACGCGGCTAAGATAGCTCTTAAGAATAATGATATGGCCAACTATATCAGAGCAACGGAGAATTTAGGTAAGAATCAAGGCTGGTATGAGGCTGATAACCTACAAAGGAAGGAAGAGGCAGAGCTAAGTGAAGAAATGAGGAAGAAAGTAGAAGAATATGAGCGGTTTAGGGAGTTAGAAATGCTTAACCCCGACTTATTCAAAGACATAACTAAGACCGCATGACATAAGGTCATGAAGTCTATTAAGGCTAATACAGAGCAATGAACCGCATTATTGAGCTAAAAACAAGGGTTAGACAAGTGGATAACATAAGATATACTTATAGAAAAGAAAGAGTAGGGGGTGGCCTTTTTAAGTACCTGAACCCCCAAAGGGTCGTGGCGTCAATTAATCATAGTCAACCTCTACCTCCGGCTTCTATTTCTAATTTCGCGAATGTTCTTGCTTCATTTTTGTTAAAATAATAGGGATAATAGAATTATGAGCAGCGATATTGAGCCAAAAACGTCGAAAGCAAGGCGAGTACCCATGAGTGAAGAGGGGTATGAGGTTATAAATGACGTAATTATAGAGATATTTTGTCCTAAAAACCCCGCTGAGGCTCCAGAAACACGGGAGAATAGAAAAAATGGTTGAAAAGCCGTATCATTTATTAAACAGGGTTGGTCTGATAGGTTTATTTAGATTAGGTTTATTTGATCCTGGCGGGGTTTATGAAGGCACTTTTTTTCAAGTTGCATGGGAGTCGTGGGAGATACCGCGTTTATTTGAAAATGGTTGAGTACAGGGCTTCATTTTGGGAATACAGCAGGAATTTCATTAAGTGGATATTCCTGAAGGCCCGTTGGTATTTATATTACGGCAATTTTGAAGGGAAAGAATAATGAAAGGATTAAGAACAGCTTTAATCGAGCCCTTTTCAAGATGGTTTAGGGTTAATGACATCTGTGCAATAAGCAATCTTTTAAGGATTCATAAGGCGGGTTTTGAATTTTCAACAGTGGAGGAATTTCAATCATTTTTGAAGAATAACTGGCCGGAAAGAAAATTTGAAGGGAAAGAATAATGTACGAAGAACTAACTGAGCTTGAGCGTGGCATATTAGGAGCTATAGACAAGGTAAGGGCCAGGAAGGACATCCCTGTAGCTGTCGTAGTAGGTGTTCTGGAGACCTGCAAGGCCATAACTCTGGACAATGCCGTCCATCCTGTTGATACTGAGCCTGTGGAGACGACTGTCCCGGACGATTCTGGTCCTGGCATGACGATAGTGGAGAAGAACCTTGAACCGTCGTGATTTCTTAAAAATATTGGGTATAACACCTTTAGCTCCGGCAGTGTTATGTGCAAAGGAGAAGCCTGCCATCCCTGCGGCCATAAGTCTTGAAGAATGGGCGGCCAGGTACAGGGTAACAGAGCCTGTTAAAGCTACAGGCAAATATCTTGTAACTGATTCTATCAAGTGTTTAAGGTGTAATTTTAATATCGAAATCAAAGAGGGATATTATGAACTTGGCTCAAGAATGAAATGCAGAATGTGCGGAAATACACATAAATTTATGTGTTTTGCCCACGTATAAGGATTGAAATAGAAAATTAAATAGTAGTAAAATTTAAGTGCAATAATTACGGCCGTGTGGGGCCACACACCCTAGCGGCCGTTTTTTATTGCGCGATATTATGAACAAAGCAGAAGAAATATCACAGTCGAGAAAGCCATTGATATGGGCTTTAGATAACAAGATAAAGTTGCAGTCCGGGGTCTTTAGTTTAAAGAATCGCGAATACCAGATGAAGCCTTTAACCCCGATTATTCGTAAAGACGCTGAGGGTCGTGAGATATTGAGTGCCCCACGCCGGACATGTTATATGAAGGCTACTCAGTTGGGTTTTACCGAAATGGAGGTTCTTCGTTCTTTACACGGCCTGATCCACAAGCGTTATCCGCGAGGTATAGGGTACTATTTTCCTACTAACGACGATGTCCTGGAGTTTGGTAAGAACCGCTTTAACCCTCTGATCCGCACTAATCGCAATGCGATAGGTATATACGTCAAGTCGGGCGGTCGTGGTACGGACACTTCGTCCCTGAAGAAGATAGGCGAAGCCTTTTTATGGCTTCGAGGCGCGAGAATGACACGCAAGATAGACGATCAGGCGGTCTCTACGAAGACTTCATCCATCCCTCTCGACAGGTTCGTTTTCGACGAGCTTGACCTTATGGCCGACTCCGACTCCGAGTTCAAGGTAATTGGTAAGGCCAGAGGCCGTTTAGGCGACTCCTTGTACAAGGAGGAATGTTACATATCCAATCCCACTACCCCCGGTTTCGGTATAGATACCATATTTGCTCAGTCTGATAAGAGGCACTGGTTCCGTTACTGTGAGCATTGCGGTAAGCATACCACCTGTGCCGAGATATTCTTTATGGAAGACCCTGAAAAGTGTGTGAGGCTGAGAAAAGACGGTACAGGCTATATCGCATGTAGGAAGTGCGGTCGAGAGCTTAAGCCGTATCCCGGTGAGTGGGTTGTCACCGACAAGGAGAAATCCGAGTATATGCACGGCTATCAGTTGAGTCAGTTATCTTCCGTTCGAAACGACCCTGCCGAGATACTAAAAGAGTACAGGAACCCGCCGGAGGACAATTTGAGTGAGGTTATAAGATTACGGTTGGGCTGGCCCCACATTTCCACAGCCGATAAGTTGAGGATGGAGGACGTTCTTTCATGCTGCGACGATACCTTAACGCCGAGGAACAATCATCCCGGCCCCTGTGCGATGGGCCTGGACTGTATGAAGACCAAGAACCTCATTATAGGTGCTAGACTACCGAACGGCGGCCGTATCATTTACGGTACTTGGGTCATTCCCGGTGAGGGTATGGAGTCGTGGAACGAGGTAGCCGACCTGTGTAACCGGTTTAATGTCAAGAGTGGTGTTATCGATATACGTCCTTACGAGGATATGGCCCGTCATTTCCAGAAGAAATACGCTTCGAAGATAAAGGTCTGGCTATGCGAGTATAAGGAAACGACCCCTTTGGGTACTGTATTCAATCCGAATACCGGAATGGTACAGGTGGCCCGTACCGAGATTATGGACTCTACTCACCGGCTGGTTTCTACTCCCGGTGAACTTGTCTTACCTCGCCGGGGCGATAAGATGACGGAGTTCGCACGCCAGGTCTGCTCTCCGTTCAAGGTCTTAGATACCAATAAGAAGACCGGCCAGAAGGTGTTCAGGTACAGGAAGACCAATGTACCCGACCATTTCCGTCATTCACTGAACTATTTTTATCTCGCTTCCGATACCAAGAGGATAGGGGTAGTTGACCGTCACAGGGGCAGGAAGAAGAAGAAGACTAATAGAGTGAACAACAATTATGCAAGAGCCTGAAAGGAAAGAAAATGGATTTGTATGAAAACGATGATGGTACAGGTTGTGATAATTGTAAATTTTGGGCCTATATCGAGTCTGTCGAAGAAAAATTGAGAACGGTTAGATATGGTTTTTGCAAAAGATATGCACCACGACCAATATTAGGAAAAGAAGATAAAAAATTACGTGTAATATGGCCTGTAATAGAAGGATATTGGGGATGTGGTGATTATGTACGTAGTGAATATGAAATAGAATATCCATATGTAAAAAGGCCAGAAATTTAGAAGGGAAAGAAAATGAAACGTAGAAATTTTTTGAAAATGCTTGGCCTTGCCCCGGTAATGCCGAGTTTGATAAAGAAAATTGAAAAAGAAAACGACGAGTTCATAGAAGAATTTACAGAGTCGGAAGCCTTCGACGAATTGGAGGACTGTGAATACTGGAATACGAATCCGAGCATAAGCTTGAGTTACAGTTGGCCGCCTGACGAATTAGAAAGGAAAGAAAATGTACAAATGCACAATGGATAAAGGGGTAATGACGTTCAGGGGCGATGACGTGACTTACGTCCCTGGCGGCCAGACCCTTTCCGATATGGACGAAGTAGTAAGAGAATATAATCTCGTCCAGGAAATACTCAGGGACCACGGATGGGCGTTTCCTGTAATCGAGAGGCTTAACCAGAGAACCAATGCTTTACTAAGAAATTTAATGGAGTTGTATAATGGGCGGAATATTCAGCACTCCGAAAACGATGAAACCGCCTCCGCTAAAGGAGGAGAACGTACTACCTCCACTTCAGGAGGACGTCAAGCCAACGAAGCGAAGAAAGGCAAGGGGACATAGTGAAACGATATTAACCGGCGAGCTTGCACCGACAACGAAAAAGAAAGTGTTACTAGGTGGCTCATAATGAGTGTGTTGGGTAAATTATTGGAAAGACAGGCATATTACGTGAGGCACGAATTGCCCATACCTGATGAAGTAGAACTATGCCAAGATGAATATAAAGAACTGGTAGAGAAATACCTGTCGTTTTGCAGTCCTCGTAACCCACTTGAGGCCGATACGGTATTAGGCATGAAGGTAAAAATAAGGAAATCGTCGTTATGACAAGAGCGGAAGATTACATTAAAAGGTACGATACCGAATGGACGAAGCTTGCCAATTTTCGTTCCTTATGGCAGGCGACGGCTGACTTGAGTTTTCCCAGAGAGAATAATATTACTCACATCTACGCGCAGGGTTCTGAGAAGATAACCCACGCCGACGATACGGCCATTGTGGACTCCAAGATAATGGCCGACGGTCTGTTATCCGCTATCATTCCGGCCGGAGAGCATTTCCATCAGTTCAATGTGAGTAAGTATAACCCGGGCGGTACGAACGATACTTATACCGATTATCTCTCTTACGTTACCGACAAACATCATAGTGAACTGTTCTCGTCCAATTACCTCCTGCAGATGGGCGAGACTATGCGCTCGATTGTAGTTTTCGGTACTGGTGACATATTCTCCGAATGGAACAGGAAAATCCGCAAGCTGAATTTCAAGGACTACGATATTTCAATGTACGTCATTCTGGAGAACGAGGCCGGTATAGTCGATACCCACATGCTGAAATATCCACGTACTGCAAGGCAGTTAGTCCAGAAGTTCGGTAAGAATAAAGTTGGTAAAAGTATTCTCGAAGCCTATAACGACGAGAAGAAACAAAACGACATCTTTCAGATCCTTCACGTAGTAAGGCCGAGAGAGAAGTTCAATCCCCGGTTCGTTAATTTTATGAATATGCCGTTCGAGTCCGTCTATATTAATATAAAGGACAAGAGTATAATTGAGGAAGGCGGGTTCTTCGAGTTTCCATATCAGACCCCCCGATGGATGAAGACTACCGGCGAGATAATGGGCAGGGGTCAGGCCACCGAAGGACTTAAACAGATAAGGGTCTTGAATCAGCAGATAGTTGATTTCAACGAATGTTCTAATAAGCACGTCAATCCCGCTATGGATATTATGGAGTCTTTCGAAGGTGACTATAAAGTCTATCCGGGCGCGAGGAACGATGTAACTGAATTTCCTACTGCTCAGGCCGTCGATAGGAATATCTCAGGTAATTTCCCAATCTCCAAAGAGATTATCGAAATGCAGCGAGAGGTCGTCCATACGATATTCTATAAAGACGCATTCAGTCCGTTACAGAACTTAACCGGTGACAGGCGTACTACACTTGAGATAAGAGAGCGTATGCTTGAGGGTCTTAAACGGATAGGCCAGCCGGTCCACAGACTATGGTACGAACTATTCAATCCCCAGTTAATTAGGAGTCTTAACCTTTTAATAAGGAACGGTGTCGTCGAAGAGCCGCCCGCAGGTCTTGAACTTATAGATATAGAGCCTTTGGGCCTGATGGCAAACGCCCTGTCCTCCGGCCAGGCTACCGCTTTCCAGCGATGGGTCGCCGTCGGTGTAGAACTTAAAAAGGACATACCGGAAGTTCTTGATAATGTGAATATTGACGAAGGGTACAGGAACCTCGGCAGGAAGATGGGGGTAAGACTCGAAGATATGAATAAGGCCGATGAGCGTGACGATATAAGACGCCAGAGGGCCGAACAACAGGCTGCTCAGCAGGCGGCTGAACTTGCCCAAATGGCGGGCCAGGCTTACGGCCAGAGTACGGGCGCGCCGGAAGAAGGCTCACCAGCAGCAGCATTAATGGGAAGTGAAAATGCCTAAATGGTTACATGAAAAACTAAATAGAAGCGACAAAAAAACTGAGCCAGACCAGTTACTTATAGACTATAAGGAAACTTTTGGCTCAGAGGCCGGTAAAAGGGTTCTGCACGACCTCGACAGGAAGACTACGTTTAGCAAATCGGCCATACCAGTAAACGGCCCGATAGATACGAACCGTTTAATTAAGGACGAAGCTCAAAGGAGCTTCTTTTTGTACATAATCAAAAAAGTTTACGCAATACCAGAAAAGAAAGAAAGGAAAGTAGATAATGGCTGAAGAGACAGAAACTACAACTACCGAAGAGACGACTACTACAGAAACAACTGTAGCAGCTCCCGTTCCCTATGCCGATGCAGAAGGCAATTTAAGGGAAGGCTGGCATGAAGGCGATGAAACGCTTAAGAGATTCAAGAATGTAAAAGACCTTTCCAAAAGTTACGTTCAGGTAAGGGGTATGGTCGGTGCTGATGTTGTTAAGAGACCGAACGAAAAGTCCACTGAGGCAGAATGGGACGCTTATTATGAGGCCGGAGGCAGACCGTCAACCGCCCTCGATTATGGTTTCACCAAACCCGACGAACTGCCGGACGAGCATTACAGTGAGAAGGTCGCTACTGAGGCTATGGAATTATTTCACGGCTTAGGTCTGAATCCGAAACAGGCAAAGGCAGCATTCGATTTTCATAACAATCTCGTTATCGAAGCTCTGAAGGCCGACGAAGCCAACAGGAAGCTCGAAGTCCAGAAGGCTAAGGACGAACTGATAAACGAGCTTGGCGCAGCCTATACATCGAGAGAACACTTAGGAAATCAGGCGTTAGAGATAGGATGCAAAGGAGCAACTCCTACGGCGGAAGACGATAATGAGCTAAAGAAGATTCTGCTCGAAGATTACGGCTCGAACCCCTGGTTTACCAGATTCATGATGAATATAGGAAAGAATTTCGCAGAGCATTCTTCCGAGATAGTCTCTCAAGTTCCCACGCCCGGTGATATACAGACGCAGATATTAGAGATACAGGCAAAGTCTGATTATACACATCGTGACAAGAAGGTCAGACAGCCGTTGATAGACCAGGTAATGACATTAAGAAACCAGTTAAATAAGTCGAAAGGGATAACCTGAAATAGCCCCCTGACGATTTTATAAATACGGATAACCTTTCATTTTTTGAAAGCCCCGGAAAATTGCGGTAGGCCGCACGCTTATCTACGTTAGATAGGAATGTCCCGAACTAACGGACAACCATTCCGAGCAATCAAAAATATATTGGAAGGTTATCTAAAATGAGTACCCAGATACCGGTTGCATTTGTTGACCAGTACAAATCCAATATTCTGCTCCTGTCCCAGCAAAAGACATCTAAACTGCGGGGCTGTTGCAGGATGGAGGATATGACCGGCGATACAATGTACGTAGAGCGCATTGCTTCAACGTCAATGCAGCTTATAGCAGACCGGCATGGTGATACCCCACAGATAGACACTCCGCATTCACGGCGCAGACTGTCCGTTGCAGATTACAACTGGTCCGACAAGATTGACAAGCTCGATAAACTGAAAATGATTATCGATCCACAGTCAACTTATGTGACCAATGCAGTAGCGGCAGCCAACCGTACAATCGACGATGTGATTATTACCGCACTCGGCGGGCCAGCTTATTCAGGCCATGCCGGAGCAACTACGGTCAATAACTACGATGTCGGCGAATGCAGATTAGTCCAGTCTGACGGGACTATCCGAGCGGCCGGAAGTGATTGGAGCAATGCGACCGAAACAGGTCTTACTATTGCGAAAATCTTAACATGTAAACAATTACTGGATGACGCTGAAATCGACGATGCACGTCAGCGTTATTTCCTAACCAATCCTTACAATATCAATCAGTTGCTCAACACAACTGAGGTCAAAAGCTCCGACTATAATACAGTCAAGGCGCTTGCTCATGGCCAGATTGATACGTTTTGCGGATTCAAGTTCATCAAAAGTACAAGGTTGCCAGCCGATGACACCGACACCGGTGCGACCAAGTGCTACGCCTTCGCTCAGGATGCTATCGTTCTTTCGATATGCGAAGAGCCGAAGGTGGAGGTGGACAGGCTTCCGACAAAGAACTATACGGTTCAGGTTTATGTTGAAGAGAGCCTCGGAGCAACCAGGGTAGAAGGCCCGGCAGTAGTTGGTATATTGCTTGATACAGCTTAAGGAGACAGATTATGTCAAGACCTACACCAAATTTTGAGTATCCTCGTTCACTTGAGGGCATTCTACACGTTGACCCGGACACAACCGATGTGACCAAGATGGGACTTTATGGAGTTGGAACGACCAAGTTATTCCATCCCGGGACAAGGTATCGTCGTGGTGACTCTGCGTATCGCTATGGCCTTGCGGCCGCAGCTACCAAAAGCGGCTACGGCGCTTCTAATACCGGAACTTACAGTGGTGTTACCGGAGGTAACGTAACTGCCAGAGCTATAGGCGACGACACTGTTGACATTCTATTGGATGCAACAACCGGCGGAGCAACATGGTTCGGAACAGCAGACCGGATGGTTGGTGGTTTTTACAGTCAGCCCGACGCTACCTGTTCACAGTTCCGTATGATTACAGGCCATGACAGAGGCGACAGTACCGATACTGTTTGGCTTACACTCGACGGGCCATTAACAAGAGTAATGATAGCGACAAGTTTCACGGAGATTTGCCAGAACCCCTACTATCAACTGGGGCGAGGCAACAATAATTTCCAGTCCTTTATGGGCGTGCCTGTCACTAATATTGCTGCGAGTTCCTACGGTTGGATACAGTCGTGGGGGCCAACTTGGATTACACCGAACCTTCCGGTGGCTGATACGGCCCATTGGCGTACAGTTGTCTTTACCGGCGACGGTTCTATTCAGAGTTACGAAGATGCCACGGGCGAAACCGGCTATCAGGTTGCCGGGTTCGTTATCGACCTTACATCAGGCGATAATCCCCCGTTCGTCTTCTTACAGGTGAATCCGTAATGTTTAGCTGGGAAGGGGGCGAGAGTTTCTTTCCTTTCTCGTCCCCGACCCTTAACTGAGGAATAAGTTATGGCAGATAAAAAGAAAAAAGAAAAAAAAGAAGTAGTCGTAGGGACTTTGGATATTACAAATTTTAACGGCGTTGAAAAGTACATCCCCGGTACGAAAATCGTATCGAGGGAGTTCAGGGTGAAATATCCCGACAAGCTAAAAGAAGAAGAAAAATGATAGAGATTCTAAAAAGGGCTGAAGGCGATGCAGATAGTGAGATTATTCCCGTTACTGTACCCGACAAGGAAATGCGGGAATATATGATAGAGCATTCCTGTAAGGCCGGACATACTACAAAGTATGGCGAGCCTACCTTCGGAACCATGATTATGGGGCCGGGGATAGGCGAAAGTAAACTTAACGTATGGCCCCGCGATGAGCAGGGCAATTTAATAGGAGACTAATTATGGCAGCAGCAACAGCAGACCAGACGTTATATGGATTCATCTACTGGCTGAAAAGGAATCCATTCAAATCGGTAGAGGCCGGATTTACTCACGCCGACCTCGACGCAATGGTAACGGCTTATGTAACTGTAAACGCTTCGGACGCTACTTTATCGGCGACAGATCCTTTGTCCTACGGGGCAACTCAGGACTATCCGACAAGTGGACTTGCCGGGGCAGGACTGGCTGACGGAGCGGGTGTGTCCTGTACGACGCCGACATCAGCGGTTTGCGACCAGTCACATTATCCTGACCAGCATTGGGGAGTATAAATTATGGCGATAACGACACCAACATTGACCGGGCCGGGTTCAATGCCAATAACGAGAACGGGGCCGCGTTCGTTTAATAACGACGAAGACGATGCAACTCCTGCGGTAGAGTGCGTAGCAGCGCCCGGGGCGGGCAAGGCCATATACCTTACCCACGTAACTATAAGTGGTGGTACTACCGATGTAGCGGTGACTTTACTCGATTCGGCGGCTGTTCTTTTCGGGCCGATTACCTGTCAGGCGGACGGTGGGAGTATTCTTACAAAGGACTTCGAGTTCCCGATGAAACTGACGGATAATCAGGCACTTAATGTATCGGCCACTGACGGCGTTGCGTTCTGTATTTACGGCGAGTATTTCATTGGTGAAAAACCGACTGACTAAACTATGGCTATAACTACACCTACTCTCGTTGGCGCAGGGTCTTTTCCTATCGAAAGGATAGCGCCCTGGGCGGTTAATAATAGTGAGGATGACGCTAATCCGGCAGTAGAAATGAAGGCCGCGCCGGGGGCCGGTAAAGCGTTGTACCTTACTCACGTAACAATGTCGATACAGTTTTCCGGTATAAGTGATAGTAAGGTGACATTAAAGGACGAAGATGGAACGGTCCTTTTCGGGCCGATTACATTGCAGTCCAACGGCGAAGGTAATTATACGAAGGACTGGCGCGACCCTTTGAAACTGGCTGACAATAAAGGCTTGTACGTTTACGCGCCCGACTACGATATGTTCACCTGCTATGTCGAAGGATTTACCGGCGATAAGCCGTTAGGATAGGGGTATATTATGGAACTGGATGTAAATATAAAGAGTATGAGAAGCGTTGGCGAGCCTTTTTGCGTAAACTTTTCGACGAGTGACGCTTCTACGGCACTGGTATTAAAAGAAGCAATTTCGGACAGGAAAATATGGGTAGAGAGTTTTCTCTTTATAGCGCAGACGAACTCCGACGAGATAACCATACTCGACGGAGAAGACGACCTCATAGGCCCGATTGTCCCATGTAAAGGCATACCTTATGGAAAGACTTTTCTAAGGCCGGTGGCGTGCAGTTACAATTCACCTTTGAAGATTCACGCAGCAGCAGCTTTTGACCTGCACATTATAGTCGAAGGGTTTAGCAGTAACCCCGTACCGTCGTCTTCAGTATCCGCATCAATGAGTGCCTCGCCGTCTGAATAGGAGATATTATGGCTGATACAGAAGTAGAAATAGTAAATATGTCTTTAGGTCGAATAGGGAAGCCTACTATTACCGCTGCTCAGTACGCAGCAGGTTCGGAAGAAGTTCCGAGCTATTGTGTCCTTCATTACGCCCAGTGCAGGGACTTTCTTGAGAGAGTTCATTTATGGCGATTTAACAAAGGAAGGATAGTGCTAGCTTCAACGTGGGCAGCCTCAAAATCATATACAACGAGCCAATATGTTCAGAACGATTCTGTGTGGTATAAAGGTGCGACTGCGCATACTTCAAGTGATGTTAATGAACCACCTAACGCAGTATGGACAACACTTACAACTGCACAAGTAACTCCTGCTTTTGAATATACTTATATGTTTGATTTGCCCTCTGATTATTTACGAAGAAGATATACTTGGGAAGATAATACAGCAAATAGAACACAGGATACTTATTCTTTAGAAGGAACAAAATATAAGACTAATGAGGCTAATGTATATATGGTTTATTCTCAGAAGATAACAGATGTTACCAAATTCGACCCGCTATTTACCGAAGTCCTCATCCTCCAGCTTGCCAAGCGACTTGTCGTTCCGATAGTGGGAATAAAGAACAATCTCAGGGACGATATTGACAAAGAATTAATACCGTTAATGAGCAAGGTAAGACAGATAGATAAGCAGGAACAAAATACCGTAGGTCGTGGCGAGGCGGATACGTGGAACGATGCGTATTATGGCTTCGGTCTCAGAGACCCGACTAAATTAGGAAGTAATTAATGCTATCAGTTGTAATAACAGCTTTGAACGAGCCTTATCTTCAAAGGACTATAGACTCCGCATTTGATATGGCGAAAGGCGAAGTGGAGGTTATTGCAGTCCTCGACGGCTATCGTACCGAGATTAAAGACCATAAAGATTTAACTATAATATGTCACTGCCAGCCACACGGCCAGAGACATTCCATAAACGAAGCGGCGAGACTTGCACGCGGTAAGTATCTTATGAAACTCGACGCCCATTGTATTATGGCCGAAGGCTACGACGTTACTCTTACCAAAGACTGTGAACCCGAATGGACGGTCATTCCGAGAAGGTTCGGAGTCAAGGAGGACAAGTGGAAACGAAGGCCGGGTAAAGTTGATTATATGAGGCTTACCTGCCCGGATGAGCCGGGCGATATGGGACTTCGGGCAACTGCCTGGACAGACTACCGCAAGCGTTCTAACGGTGAGATAGATGATGTAATGACCTGTCAGGGTTCCGGCTGGTTCCTTTACTTAGACAGGTTCTGGAAGCATGGCGGTCTCGACGAAGGTCACGGTCACTGGGGCGCTATGGGCTGTGAGATAGGGAATAAGACGTGGCTTTCCGGCGGGCGACTGGTTGTAAATAAGAATACATGGTACGCCCACTGGCAGAGAGGTCGCAAACATACCAGAGACAATTTCAAGACTACCAGTAGATTCTATTATCTTCCGAGACAGGTTGTAAGAGACGCTCACGCCTACGCAAAAGACTTGTGGTTCAATAATAAATGGCCTTTACAGAAACGAAAATTTAACTGGCTATTAAAGAAGTTCTGGCCTGTACCTGGATGGGAAAAATGGCAAAGAAAATAAAGGGAATGACCCGTCACGGACTTTACGAGACGTTTGCCGTAAACGGATATAAGGTCGGTGCTGAGATAGGTGTCTATCGAGGAAGGAACGCTCTTGATATATGTAAGACTGTCCCTAACGTAACGCTTTTCGGGATAGACCACTGGCAGCGTCAAGGCTCATTCAAAACAATGCAGAGGGTAATGAAAAGGTATATAAGAAGGGGTAAATTCATAATTGTAAAAAAGGATAGTCTCGAAGCTGTAGAAGACTTCGAGGACGGTTCGCTGGACTTCGTTTATATAGACGCCAATCATCATTTTAACGCAGTGGTTCAGGACTTGATTCACTGGTCGAGAAAAGTGAGGAAGGGTGGAATTATATCGGGGCATGACTATTACAAGAGATACGAAAGACATGTAATGAATGCGGTAAACGCATATACAACCGCGCATAAGATAAGCTTTTTTATAACAGATAAAGAAGAGAGAAAAGGGAAGGAATGTAATAGTTTCTTTTGGGAAAAATGTTAAGCGTACTAATACCATCACGAAATGAGTTCCTGCTCGCCAAGACGATAGAGACTACTCTTGCAGCGGCGAAAGGGGAAATAGAAATAATCGCAGTTCTCGACGGCTGTTGGGACAAGCCGAGAGTAAAAGAAGATCCCAGAGTTACGTTAATTCACTTTAACGAACCGATAGGGCAAAGAAAGGCAGTGAACGAAGCCGCAAAAATTGCAAAGGGTAAATATATATTAAAGACGGACGGTCACTCCACATTTGATAACGGGTTTGATGTCAAGCTTGCCGAGAACTGCGAATATAACTGGACTGTAATACCGAGAATGTACAATCTCCACGCCTTCGACTGGGTATGTTATGAATCAGACGGTAATGTTCGACATAGATTTTATCAAGATAAATTTAGTCCTCATAAGATAAATATATGTCCGCAATGCTTACAGGAGGGTCTTAAGCCGGAACAGGCACAAATGAAAATAGAGTATATATGGAAGCCGCGAAAGCATAAGCGCACCGACTTCATGTATATGGACAAGAACCTTAGAGTCCAGTATTGGCGCAAGTACGAAAAAAGACCTCAAGCCAAAGGCGATATTGTTGATGTAATGAACGGTCAGGGCGCTTGCTGGTTTCAGCATAAAGAAAGGTTCTTTGAGTTAGGGGGTCTCGATGAGAAGCATGGAAGCTGGGGTCAGGTCGGATGTGAAGTCGCGCTCAAGGCGTGGCTGTCTGGCGGTTCACTCAAAGTCAATAAGAACACGTGGTTCGCTCACGTATTCAGAACGACGGGGGCATTCGGCTTTCCATACCATATACGAGGTTCAGATCAGGAGAGGGCGAGAAAGTATTCACGTAACCTCTGGCTAAATAATAAATGGTCTTTACAGAAACGAAAATTTAACTGGCTGATAGATAAGTTCAAACCGCCCGGCTGGGACGTTACAACTCCTAAAGATGCTCTCTGCGATACTATGTATGTCGAGGACGTCTGGAACGACAGGTTCTCTTATTGTGAAAAGAGAAAGTGCCGTGCGTTTCTGGAAAAATATACAAAAGACCATCCCGATATGGATGAGCATACCAGACTGAAGGCCAATCCTGATAAATGTTGTGAGAACTTCTTCTATAGTTTCAGTAATTTCGCAAGACTTGTACTTGATGATAAATCGTTCGTATTTGAGGAAACAGATTATTATGAATATCTCATAAATCATCTTAACCCCCACGACTTACTGCCTGAAGTTTCTGATAAAGGCAGGCGTCACGTCGTGCGAAAAATCAAGAACGCCTTTGCTCTTATAAAGAGTATCCAAAAAGAGGGAATACTCGAACCGCTTGATATGTGGAAGGTCGGTGACAGGAAGATTATCCGAAAAGGGATGAGAAGACTGGTTATCTTAAAAGAAATGGGCGTACATACCATGCCTGTCCGTATCTGGAAAGACGAAGCTACTTACTACGAAAACCAGATGAAAATGAAGGCAGACCCCAGGCATATCCCTAAGAAGTGGAGGCTCAAATATGCCAGCTAAAGGGATAGTCTATTATACTGATAATATTCTAAGGGAATCATTCGCCAAGATTATAAGGAAAAGACTTAAGCTCTCGGCAGGTAATATCCCGATAGTATGGGTCTCTCATAGGCCGATTTATGAAAAACCTAATATCGTAGTTGGGGGGATTGGAAGAAGCCATGAGTCGATGTGCATACAGATATTAAGGGGCATACAGGCTCTATGGGCAGATACAGTCTTTTTCGCTGAGCATGATGTAATATACCATCCAAGTCATTTCGATTTTAACCCGCCGAAAGATGATACGTTTTACTACAACAGTAATAGGTACTGGCTCAATTCAAAAACCGGACAGGCTTCTACTTGCTCTTACTGTTTCGGGGCATTAAGTCAGTTGTCGGCGAACAAGTCACTTGCCGAGAGTCATTACGTGGAAAGAGTAAACGCCTACAGAAGAGGCATTAATGTAAGAGTCCATCACGGCACGGAACCCGGTAAGCATAAAGGCAATATCATTACGAACCACAAGATAGGTGAGTTCTTTTCCGAATGGCCGAACATCGATATACGTCACGGCAGGAATTATACAAAGACCGACAGATTCAAAGAGAAATACGAGCTATTCGACGGGATACCTTTCTGGGGCAAAACTAAGGGAAGGTACAAAGAATTTATAAAAGAGATTAACAAGACTCCTTGCGGGGGGAGTCGCAAGAAGAAGGAGTTAAAATGGCAGTAACTTGTGAATCAACAATAACGGTTTTGGACATAACGAATAAGATTATAAATATCTCCGCTGATATAGCCGTAGATGCGGGTCCGACTCATGTAGTTACTATTGAAAACGGAGATATGTCAACCGGCCCGAAGAAGGCGGAGCTGGCAAATATTCTATGGGACAAGTTTTTAGTTAAATACGCTCAGCAGTTGGCAGAAGAAGCTATCGCTACCGAAGTAAGTGACTTGGAAACGGCGTTAGACACTAATATAGAAGCGAGGGAACCATAATGTTACCAGAATTTTATCGATTCAGAGTATTAAACTCGACCGACCAGACGTTTACTTATAACAATGCGGCAAGAATAGAGGTACATATTACGCCCTGGAAAATGACGTCGGGGGCAATGTTTCAGGGTGATCTTATCGAGGATACTACGTCCCTGCTCGACGCAGCGGGGACTCTCGCCGCTGCCGCTCAGACCGAAGGTACGGTTATAGATAATACAACCAACCTTTATATGGGATTTACCGGTCTGTTCAAATGTATAGCTGACGTGAACTCGACGGATGGTACGATGGACTTGTACATGGAATGGTCTTACGACAATTCTTTATGGCCGTCCGACCTGGCCGACTTCGATATTACGACCGACTGCATATTATTGGGCAAGCTTGCAATGTCAACAGACGCAGAGGATGAGGGGCGGGCTATACCTATCTCTTACTAAATGACTATACCATATAATCCATTATTGAAACCGCCTTTAGGGACACCTTTATCCAAAGGCCACAGCTTTACAAAAGGTCTTATCGGCTGCTGGCTGATGAATGCAGGCGCTGGTGGTACAGCCCATGATAACTACTTCAATAAATTTAACGGTACTCTGCAAGGTGATACGTCCTGGGTCTCTGGCAATTCTGGTCCGGCTCTATATTTTGATGGTTCGGGTAACGATTATGTTCTCGTTGGTGATGCAGACGAGCTTTCTTTCGGTGATGGTAGTACAGATAAACCAATTACGATTGTTGTCGGATTTTACACGACCGATTTATCGGTAAGCCGACCTTTAGTAAATAAATATAACGACTTGTCTTTTGACGGCGAATATTACATAGCACACAACACTGCCGGCCAATTATATTTTCAATTATTGGATAGCTCGCCGACCGACAGAATAAAAATTACAACCAATGAAACCGTACCGATTAATACCTGGACGCAGGCAGTTTTCAGATATACCGGCTCAGGGAATCAGGCTGGTCTGGATATAGCGATAAACGGTATAATAGATTCAAGTGCAACAAAGGCGTTGGAAGGCACTTATAACAGTATGAATGCCGGCGCTGCCCCTCTGGAATTTGGTTGTGCTTTGCGCGATACGGTTTACGATAGTTGGCATCAGGGCTATATCTCTTATATATATATGTACGACAGGGCTTTATCTGCCGGAGAAATCCAGCAGATATATCTTGAGCCGTTTTGCATGTTCCGAGACCCTAACGAGTGGGCTATTCTCGGCGGATATACGGCGGGTAGTGTCTCTGCATCTGTAAGCGCCTCTGTTTCTGCGTCTGTATCAATAAGTGCATCTCTATCGGCTTCGGTATCACCGAGTATCTCGGCAAGTATTAGTGCTTCTATTTCTGCTTCGCCCTCGATAAGCGCTTCTCTCTCAGCCAGTATTTCACCGTCGATTTCCGCATCCATATCGCCTTCTGTCTCAGCCTCACCGAGTATCTCCGCTTCAATTTCAGCTTCAGAATCTCCATCCTTATCTGCAAGCATTTCCGCCTCGGTCTCAGCTTCAGTAAGTATCTCGGCTTCCCTATCAGCCTCGATTTCTCCGAGTGTTTCCGCATCGATTTCCGCTTCTGCCAGTGCTTCTATTAGTGCGAGCGTTTCCGCATCGCCCTCAGCCAGTGTATCGGCGAGTATATCTGCTTCACCGAGCATTTCAGCCTCGATTTCGGCAAGTGTGTCACCTTCGCTGTCTGCTTCTATAAGTGCAAGTCCGTCGATAAGCGCATCATTATCAGCTTCGGTCTCCGCGTCACCGTCAATTTCCGCTTCGATTAGTGCTTCTATCTCACCTTCGCTATCGGCAAGTATTTCAGCTTCTATATCAGCTTCGGTAAGCGCCAGTCCATCACCATTACCATCTTTTGAAGGATATGTGAACTGGCTAAAAGTCGAAAATGGATTGGTACAAACAGCAGAATGGAGAATATTAGATGAGTGATTTTCCAGTATTATCTTTTAATTCCGGCGAACTGAGTCCTCAGATAGATGCAAGGTCTGATGTCCAGAAATATGTCTCTGGCTGTCGAACCGCTGATAACTTCATTCCGCGTGTTTACGGCAGTGCCGAACGAAGGCCGGGTACTAAGTATAGAGGCACTGCAAAGAATAGTGACAGTACCATTCGGATGGAGGACTTTTCTTATTCCGATGCTATTGCCTATATATGTGAGTTTGGGGAGGAATACATAAGATTTTATTACGATGGAGCAAGGGTGGTTGGTGTTCTTTCTCCTACTGCATGGGCTGACGCTACAGACTATAAGATGGGTCAGTTTGTTACTTATTCAGGAACTATCTATCGATGTCTTGTTGCGCATACATCCTCAAGCGGCTCAGGCGACGGTGCTGGCGGTGAGCCGAATACTAACTTTACCGACTGGGTGACGGCAGACCTTGACGACGACGATTATCCTATCTGTGAAACCCCTACACCATATCAGGAAGACGACCTGTTAGAGCTTCAGGTAAGACAAATCGCCGATACGATGTGGATAATTCATAAGAATTATCAGCCTCGAAAGCTTACAAGGACAAGTACAACGACTTTCGACCTATCGACTATAGCTGTAAATGACGGGCCGTTCAAGAAAAGGAACGACCTGGCTAATGACGACGATATTACCTTGAAGCCGAGTGGTAGAAGAAACCATACGATTTCAGACGCTCATAATTACGGGAGTTCCTATAGTGCGGCAGTGGCCTCGGTTGTAAGTGGTTCAGGTACGGCTTCCGGTGCGATTGCTAATATAAACGATGGTGATTATACGACTTATTACCGAAGGTCGGCCACCGATACTACATCGGTATATCAACAGTTCAAGACTGCGACGGCATATTTTACTGTAATGATTACACTCGATAGCGCATCGACTATAACGAAAATAAGGTATCTTCTCGACTGGTATTCCGCTGTCGGATTCGCCGCAAGAACTGTAACCTGTTCAGTTCAACGTGGTGGAGCATGGACATCAGTGGCCTCAAGCACTAATACGGACTACGAGGTAGAGGGAACGTGGACTAATGTTACCGCTATCAGATTGTATATGTATGGTAAAACTAACTGGGGCAGTACGGCAACGGCCCAAATATCTCTAAACGAGCTTGAGGCTTGGGGCGAGGCAAATGCCGTTACCCTTACCGCATCGTCAGCAACGTTTAATTCAAGTCATATCGGAGCATTATTCAAAATAACCCATCCGAGAGATATAACTTACGTTAAAGGTCCTGGTACTGCAGTTGGCCCTTTCACTCAGGCAATAGATGTTAAAGGTGAATTTACATTTTCAACAACCGGGACATGGGATGCGGTATTGGAATTACAGCGTAATGAGAATAACGAGGGCTGGGAGATATTCAGGCCGTTTGTAAGTACGTCGGAAGCGAGATTAAATACCAATAAGACATATACCGAAGATTCTAATAACGTACAGTACAGAGCCTATATCAAGGAATATACAAGTGGTACTGTCAATGGAACTATAACAGTACACAATCCCATGCAGGACGGTATAGCAAGGGTGAGTGGCTTTACAAGCTCTACAGTTGTTACTGCCGATGTCATAGTTCCGTTCGCTTCTACAGAAACGTCACTTAGATGGTACGAGGGGGCGTGGAGTAATGATGAGGGATGGCCTTCGTCGTTTACGTTCTTCGAAGAGCGAGCAATTTATGCAGGAACAACAGGACAGCCCCAGACTATATGGCTCTCGGCCTCCGGTGATTATGAGAATTTCGATGAGGCCAAGACAGACGACAGTGCGTTCTGGGTGACAATGGCCGCAGACAAACGCAATAGTATCAGATGGCTCTCGGCTATGGAGGCTCTGTGTATCGGTACTAACGGCGGTGAATGGCGAATGAAGGCCACGTCGATAGACGAGCAGCTAACCTGGAAAAACTTCGACCTTAAACAGCAGACCGCTTACGGCTCGAAGAAGATACAGCCTTTAGCTGTCGGCTCGGCAATTCTTTTCGTCGATTACGTAGGTCGTAAGATAAGGGAAATGACTTACGTTGACGCCAAGCAGAAATTTGAATCTACCGATCTGGCGGCTCTGGCTGAACATATTACTTTAGGCGGTATAACATCGATGGCGTTCCAGAAGAACCCCGACCTGATTCTCTGGTGTACTCTTGCGACTGGAGAATTGCTCTCAATGGTCTATGAGCGTGACCAGAATGTTATAGCATGGTCGGAACATCCGTTAGGGGGTACGTCGGCCTCTTGTGATTCAGTATCCGTCATACCGGGTACGAACGAAGATGAGGTCTGGCTGTGTGTATCGAGGACAGTGGATGGCTCTACAGTCAGGCATATAGAACAGATGCAGCCGAGGGTTGACGTTGATTTGGAAGATTGCTGGTTCGTTGATGACGGCCTTAACTGGGACGGCGGCGATGCAGTTACAATAACCGGAATTACTAACGCCTCTCCTATTGTAATTACCGCAGCCGCTCACGGCTTTAGTGACGGAGACAATGTATATTTTACGGGAATAACTGGAATGACTGAATTGAATGGCAATGTCTATACGGTGGCAGATGCTACTACCGATACTTTCAGTCTGGAATATTTCGAGCAGGTATCATCGTCCGTAAGTGCGAGCCCGAGCTAATGAAAATAATATTGATAATAGGAATAATAGTTATGGGACAGTTTTTAACTGGCAGGAAGACTAAATGGACAGACCCTCGCACGCGACCCGGATACGTAAGTCCATTTACAGAAAAGAAGATGAGTCCACAGGAAAAGAAAGTGAAGGAACTGGCGAAATGGGAAGCAGTAGCCAAGATACTTAAAAAGCAACGAGGCTATAAGCAGCCGGTAAAGGATATTGCAGCGGAACTATACTCAGCCGAGCAGCGGAGGAAGAACAAATGACAGCGCCAGCGTACCAAAGTTTTGCAGAAGCTTCAGGTTTCGGTGACCTAACTATAGACAAGCCAGACGGAGTTGTCGAAGATGACTTAATGGTTGCTGTAGTGAGTATGGCTTGCGACGCAGGTGGTTATAGCGCGCCTGCAGGATGGACGACTATACAGGAACTCGACGCAGTTTCACATTCTGTTTATACCGCCTATAAAGTTGCAGGAGCCTCAGAACCATCGGATTATGAGTTTGACCCATTTTACGGTTATTTTACTTATGGCTTTATAATGCGTATTACAGGCCATGACACTTCAACTCCTATCAATATTAGTGGTCTTGCGTCTGGGTTATCTGCGTCACCTACCTGTCCGACAGTAACAACCACAAAAGATGATTCTCTGATTCTAAGAATTTTCGCAGCCGAAGATAATGATATTACAGAAGATGGCGGAGAACCGTCAGGGACTACAGTTATAACAGTTGATGACGCAACTGCCGTTTCTGCTGGTGCGGCTTGGGAAACTCAGGCAAGCGCAGGGTCAACTGGCACGGCGGCATTTTCCTTAACAGCGTCGGAAGAATGGGCAGCTATTACTGTTGCTATTCAATCATCGTATGCGCCGAGCGCCTCTGTCTCTGCCTCCATAAGCGCCAGTGCGTCCATTAGCGCCAGTATCTCCGCTTCGCCCTCTGAGTCTATATCGGCATCAGTTTCAGCCTCTCCATCGATTAGTGCATCAATCTCGGCCTCGGCGAGTCAGTCGGAGAGTGTGAGTGCCAGTATCTCGGCCTCCGTCTCCGCGTCACCGTCTATTTCGGCCTCTCTCTCAGCGAGTGTATCTCCATCCTTATCTGCAAGTATCTCCGCTTCTGTGAGCGCAAGCATATCAGCGACGCCAAGTGCTTCGTTATCAGCGTCAATATCACCGAGTGTTTCAGCTTCGATTAGCGCCTCGATTTCGGCATCGACCTCTGCATCAATATCTTCCTCGGCGTCGATTTCAGCTTCAATCTCCGCTTCTACGAGTCCGAGCCTATCGGCCTCGATTTCTTCTTCACGTTCGATTAGTCGTTCGCCCTCGGCCTCAGCGAGCATATCAGCGAGCCAGTCGATAAGTGCATCTATCTCGGCAAGTATATCCGCCTCACCGTCACCGGGTGCAGCCGTTAATTCGGACGACTGGGGCGAATATGTATCAGGTGGTACAGCCCAACAGGTTGAGAATATCTTTACAGGACTCGACCACTTGGAAGGCGAGACAGTAGCTATATGCGGAACGGACGTTGACGATGTAACGAGTGAATATGACTCCGAGACTGTAACTGACGGTGAAATAACTACAATGGTATTATCGCCGCACGCCCATAATTTCGTTCGCAAGGCTACGATAGGACTTCCGTACAGATATGAATTAGAGCCTATGAGATTAGATATAACAACAGAGACGGCAACTACGAAAGGCTCGAAGGCGAGAATAGCTCAGGTGGTTGTTAGCTTCCTGAATACTCTCGGTGCTAAGTATGGTAAGGATACTGATAGCCTGAAGAACTTTACAGGTAAAGGAAACGAGTTCGGCTCAGCTTTATATACAGGTGACTTAACGGCCGACCATAACGCTGGTTATGACGAGGAAGACCATTTTGTAATATCGGGTAACGCCCCTTTACCCTGCACTGTGAGAGCGATTATACCACAAAAGGAGGTAACAGATTAATTTCAGGGAAATGACAGACGAAGATTACGAATATCTTAAAGACCATTCGGCCTCAAGGGGAATCTTCAAGAATACACCGGAAACAACTGAATACAGTTTTTCGCTGGAACACGAAGGAAGGCTCTTGGGGTCTGGTGGCTTTCGGTTAATAAATCATACTACTACATGGTGCTGGCTCGATTTGACTCATCACGCCGGAGAGCATATTCAAACAGTATATAGGGTAGTTAAAGAATGGATGGAAGGGTTCGTTAAGGACAAAGGAATAAAAAGGCTTCAGGCTTATATCGACCCTGAATTTCCAGAGGCTATAAGAACGGTACAGCACTTGGGGTTCGAGAGAGAATCCAATATGGAATTATTTTACGGCGACAGGGACGCTTATCTTTATAAGAGGATAATATAATGGCTCAATTATTAATGGCTGGCGGTCAGATAATGGAAGGTCGAGCGGCGGAGAAAGAGGGCAGCGCCGCTTATAAGATGGGATTATACAATCAAGAGGTAAAGGAGCGTGAAGCCCGCGCTATAGAACAGAAGACAAGGCTTGACTCTTTAAGACAGGCTAAAAATGCAAGGCGGATAATGGGAAGCTTGAGGACCAAGCTGGCCGCTTCCGGCGCTGAACTGGATACGGGGGCTACTGCCGCTCTGGAAGATGAGCAGTTTGCCGAACTTGAATACGAGAATATGCTGATAGGCTACGAGGGTATGAAGGCTGCCGATAGAGCGAGACAGGAAGGCAGAATGTATGCAACTCAGGGTATCATGGCTAAGAAAAGAGGGCGTATGGCTCGTAAAGCTTCTTATATAAAGGCTGGTACATCATTACTTTCAGGATTTAACCCTGGCGGCGGTGGCGATGGTCTTACTAATACCGGAAAAGCAACAATGTTGAGGTATTAAATATGGCGTATGAAATATACAGGTCAAATCGTTCAATATCGGGACAGACTTCTAATGTTCTCGCCAATTATGACGTTAGGACAGGTGGTCGGGAGGTAGCCAGAGCGATAAGCGGGGCGGGTAGTGTATTAACGAATTTGGGTGAAAAATGGGACTTACAACAGGCGGATACCCAATTCACTAAAGCCAAAGCCCAGGCGAGAGAAGAGCATAACAGATTTCTCATATCATTAGAGGCTATAGACCCGGACGATTACGATAAGGCTTACGAGCAGTCTCTTGAGAATAGGCAGGCGCTTACTCCGAAAAATAAACGTGCGGCGAGAGTATATAATAACTGGCTGACTACTTTATCACCTTTTTGGAATGACGATAAAAATAAATATATGAAGGCCAGAATAGATGATGATTTCCGGGCAGTTGGATATGAGGAAAGGCAAAGGTATATAGAGACCGGTGACGGTCGGGAATATTTCGTTCATCTTGCCAAAGGAGCAAAGCTCGGTGCATATTCCAGAGAAGAATCTGCCAAATACAAACAATACGCTATTGATGACAGAGAAAGATACGCCAGAACTCAATCTGCTCTTACTGAACAAAAAGCCGAGGAAGAACTGGAGCTTCAGAGGGAAGAGGACAGGGACAAAATATCAAAATTAATACGTTCAGGTGAACAAGCAGACTCTGCCATTGAGAGCAGTAATCTTGACGAAAAGGAACAATTCTCTTGGTTTGAACGTCAGCGCATGGCGATAGAGCGCAGGGCTAAAGGCGAGCCTATAGAGACTGACCAGCGAGCTAAGGGCGCATTGGAAACAATGGCTTACAGAATAGATGATAGCGGCAAAATAAAAGACTTCAGGGAAGCTCTTAATAAAGCACGTTACGATGATTATACGATAGATGAAGGCACTTATGATGAGCTATATAGTTTATCAGAAAGAAAATTTGACGCACATCGTGACAGTGAAATGGCTGAAAGAATGATGAGCTTCACAAAGCAGCTTCTTACTATACCATCCAAAGACACTGAAGGATTTACAGCATTAATAAAAGGAAAGTCTGACGAGGAGATATTAGAGATTAACGAGCATAGGCAGCTTGAATCGGATAATCTCGATAGATGCCGTGCCGCTATAAGACAATGGCTTACCGAAAATCCAGAAGCCGATGCCGTCGAGATAAGAAAACAAGGCAAGATATTTGAGGCATTATACAAGAAAACACCCCAACAGCTAAAACAAGACCAAGTAGATAGAATAGCCGATGCCAAAGAGAGAGAGGCAAAACAAAGGAAGCTTGAGCAAGCGTTTACGAGAGGTTTTAATCAGGCGATTTCTGGACAAATACAAAAATCTCCTTACGAAGAATATCCAGACGCATTTTTAGAAGATGGAATCTGGAAGGTTATTAGAGATGGTAAAAAATATAGGATTGAAGATTAATGCCAAAGCTTGTATTAGACAAACCAAGACTTGTATTAGATGAGTCCAAGCCGCCTGCCGACCCGAACGATATAGGTAAGAGAGTAGATGATTCGTTAGACGTGGCAGTCGAATTGGAAATATCTCTTATTAATGCCGAGGAAATAGCAGATGCACGTAACGGTGAAAAAATTGAAAGGCCGGGACTCTTAAAACGGGGGTTTTACGGCTTTGTAAATAAGGCTTTTGTTCAACCTTTTAAGAATATCCAGAAGTACAGTACATTTGGTGAACTTGATACTCAGATGGAAGCCTTAACAGAAATACGCAGGATAAAAGAGGAAACCGGCAGGGAGGTAGATTCGTCGGAGATACCTGAAATTTTTGTTAAGGCAAAGGCCAGAGTAAACCAAAGAATACAAGGACAGTTGCCATCTTTACAAACACCACCGGCTGAAGGTGTGGCTGAAAAAGGTGTTGAAATAGTTACGGGAGTAGGGGCGTTTGTTACGAAGCTTGCTATAGCCAGAAAGTTCGTAGGCGGTAGTGGTGCAGTAGCAGAGATAGCGGCTTTTGAGGTCGTTAATTTAGTGGATGACGGCACGCCGGGAATGGGAGTATTGCTTGCAAGCTCTCTCGGTTTGGTCGGTAAGATACCCGCGGCTACGAATATAGGCAAAGTTGGCAAACTGGCAGGTCAGGGTGGAGTGTTGGCGGGAATCACAGCAGCCGAGGGCGGTGATCCTGAAGATATAGCAGTATCGTTCTTTCTTCCTATGACGTTAGGTGCGCTCAAACAATTCCCGCATCTTGTAAGGGGTAAGGGCTTTGAGGCTAAGATAGCCAAAGAGATTCAGTCAAAAGGTTTTACAGTCAAAGACTCCAAGAGTATAGCCAAATCTGTCCGGGACGCCGCCGAAGTAAGGGGTGGTAATATGACCCCTAAGCAGTGGGGGGCAAGGCATGGCAAGAATCTTAATGATATAAGGAGTAAATACAATAAAGCCGTCGATACTGTCACTAAGAGAACCACGCCACTTGCTACAGTACCGAAAGCTGTTGCGAAACAAGCCGTCAGTAAGCAAACTAAGCCCGCTAAGCAGATTACCCCTAAGAAAGCTAAAGCCCCCCAGAAGCCGTCTGAGGCCAAACAGCCTACCGAGAAACCTGTTGAGCCTACAAAGCCTGTAGCAGAAGGGAAGGGGATAGAACTAGACAAATTACCAGAAGGCTCAAGACTCTCAGTAACAAAGAGTGCTGCCAAGAACAGTGTCGAGGGTGCGCCTTTTTCAATGGATAGTCCCGCAAGTGAGTTTGATGTTGTAACTTTGCCGAAAAACCCCACAACAGCAGAAAGAAAGTATTTACAAAGCATAGGATGGCAACAATACTCAAGAGAGCCCAAAAGATGGTTTGGGCCAAGTCGTCTAAAGGCAGAGAAGGCAAAGCCTGTAGTAAAGTTAAAGGTACGTTCAGGGCATGTAGATTTGACTCCATTAGCTGAAGCCGGAGAACAGATAAAGACTACAGGTGAAAAAGCGGCAAAGGTCGTTACAAGGTTTGGTGGTCTTGAGCCTAAAGTAAAGAAATCACTAATTGAGTATGAGGAACAGGTCAGGGAATTACCTAAAGCCATAGCCAAAGACGCTATTGAGAAGTTCGGTAAATTAACTACCGAGCAGGAAAGGGCGATTGAGAACCATCGGGAGAATCCGAAGAAATACGATTTACCGGACGACTTGAAACCGCACCTTGAAACTCTTGAAAAGGGTATTGAGGAATACGGAAAGAGGCTCGAAGCGTTAGGGTATCCGGCAGATTGGCCGAACACATATAAAGCCCGTCTTGAGAAGATGCTGGAAAAAGAGCAGGCCAAGAAAGAACCGAATCAGGAGAAAATAGGTAATATTCAAACTGCTCTAAAAGAGGCTGAAGGCCTGCAATACCTGCATCATTACTACCAGAAAACATCGGCAGGAAAAAGGCTATGGGCAAGGTTTAAGCGAAGTATCAGTAAAAAGCCGACTGGTGTATTAGGTCGTCAGATACCTACCTACGAGAAAGCTGAGGAATTAGGACTAAAAAGAGCACCGTTAGCTGTCTCTTATGCACACATGGCACATGAAATAGCAAGAGCGGAAATGGCAAATGATTTGATAACGGCCATTAACGAGAATCCGAACCTGTCTTTACCTGAAGATAAAGCTCCTGACGATTGGGTAAGGTTAGACGAAAGGATATTTCCTGCAAGTGTTCAGCATCAGGCGTGGGTAGAGGAAGGAAAGCCCAGACATAAACGCACATACCGAAAATATCCTATTCCTATTGCCGAGGCATTACAAGAAATCACATATAGCCGAGGTAATGAAATGCTGGAACGTGGCTATGATAAACTTAATTTCGGATTGAAGATAATCGGTTTTTACAATCCGTTTGTAATGACTAAGAACGACGCAGTTCAGTTATGGCGTGCGGCGGGCTTTAAGGGCTTTGCTCCTTTAGTGCTTCCCGAAGTGAAGGTCGAAACTGGACAACTCGGTATAAATCCACCGAAAGCCGTGCAGATATGGACTGAGAAAGGCGCTGAGTATGAGAAGCTGAGAAAAGGCGGGTTATTTAATAACGTAGTCAATTATACTCCTGCCGTTACTGAGATAACCGAGCAAATGTTAAACCATATCCGAGAAACTTCCGGCGAGAAAGCTGCAAGGATAATCGGAGAAAGCCTCAATCCGGCGAATCTATTGAAGAACCTTCGTAAGTTCAATGATATGACTACATGGAACATGGACGAGATAATGCGTATCGCCTGTTACGAAGCTGTTAAAGATAGTCCGATGTTGATGGAAATGTCGGACTCAGAAAAGATTGAATGGGTAAATGATGCAATGGTCAATTACGCTAAGATGCCCAAGTCGACGAAAAGATGGCTAAGCAAGGGTATATTTGTTCCTACCTATCGAGCTGGTAATTTCAGGTATTTCTGGGGCGAAGCTTCAAGAGTATATCAGGGACAATGGCGACATTTAGCTCCTATCGTAAGAACGGTAGCTTATAAGATGTTCGTTCAATGGGGCCTACCGGCTATTGTTGCTGCCGCTATATTATATAAGACAGGCGAAAAAAGAGATGTGCGCACCGAGAAAGGCTATCGTTTAGTAGTTCATAATCCTGAAACTAATACCGATACCGTATATGCTTTATCCGACCCTCTATTGGAAGGGGCTAAATTAACACAAAGAACGCTACGTCATACTTTAGCATTGAATTTAGCCCCTATACCTTCTTTGATTGTAAGAGTTAGTGGGGGGCCGCGTTTCAAACAGAGTAATGACCCATTTGGTGAATTTTTCAAATTAGGTACACCGGTATATCGAGATGTCCTGAACTGGAAGGACAAGGATAAGACAGTACCTCAGAAAATATTAACACAGATGGCGATTGCTTTTGTTTATACCAGAAGAGGTCGTGAACAGGATAAAACCAAAACAATTACCGCACTTGCAAAAGCATTGAGTATCTGGACAGACTGGAAAGAACAAGCATCCGACCTGAAAAAAATGGTGTCCGGTCGAAGTTATTATCTTGGCCCAGGCGGGAAATTCGGCAGATTGTTCCGTCAATTTAATATGGAACAGGATATAGACCGAAGTGAGATTGACGAAAACCTTGATAACATGATAGCAAAAGGAGATTACGAAGGGGCGGTTAAGCTCGCATTCGAAAGTGAGCGATACGAAACAGAAGAAGGCATTGCGGGCAGAATAGCTTTGTGGAGAGCGCCTCTATATTATTATTGGGGGAGTATGTCGAAAAAAGACCGTGACGGATTCAGGGATTGGCTAAGAGAGAACAAACATTATAGCGATAAGGAGATATCTGAACTTGTGGAAGCTTTAGAGAAATCAGAAAAAGATATTTCTATTAAAAAAGAATAATACGGGAATAAGCGAAGGGAAACGTATGGAAGAAAGTGAAACGCATAATTTTTGTTGTATGGAGCATAGTGGCATGGCTAATGAATTGGAAAATTTGAAAGATAGCGATAAGAAACAATGGGAAACTCTTGAAAAAGTACGGGACAGATTGCCTAACTGGGCTGTATTGGTAATTTCTATTTTGGTAGGAATGATATGTGTATCAGCTACTTATGCAGCGCTGGCGGTTCGAATAGCAAATTTATCAGTGAATTAAAGGGAAAAACAATGAAAGCGAAAGGGAAACTGGCTCTCGAAGAAAAAAGAGAGAAACTAAAAGTTGAAATAGAAGAGGCGTTTTCGGCCATACCACCTGATATGGCTAAATTTCATCGCCTGAACAAAGAATTTCAAAAAGTAGATGAAGCTATTAGAAAGGGCTAAAAATGAAAACGTTAATAGAAAAGATTAAGAAAATACTGAGTCATAATCAAGGGCTTACTGTAGCAATAATTATTGTTGCCAGCCTTCTGGTATGGATTAATGGCTGTGAGTCTCAGGTTACTTCTATCGTGCAGCCTGATAAAATGGTAACACGAAACGAGCTTAATGTAGAAATTTCCTCGGAAGCAGCAAGGTTAGAATTGGAGCTTGAAAAACTTACCCAGGTAGCTGCTTATAAAATGCAGGAACTTGACAAGCAGGACGAAATCAAGAATTGGATCGGTGAGCTTGGAGCATTAGCTGCTTCTGGTGGTGAGATAAATCCGGCTGGTCTTGCAGTTAGCTTACTGGCTTTGCTTGGCTTCGGAGCAGCAGTGGATAATCGTATTAAAGACAAGGTAATAAAGAACCGGCCCTTGAATACTTAAGTTATTTCCTGCTCGATTCGGCGGGGTCTATATTATTGCTTGGCTGGTATAAGTAACAGATAAATTAACACGCCAAGTACTATTAAAATCGCGATAATTTCTTTGAAGCGATGCTCCCAAGAACCGTTCCAAATCTCTCTTCTCCGTTTCCACTGTTGGCGTAGAACTAAAATTATCCAAAATGGTATTAATGTAAATTGTATTAATTTCCAATACATATTTTCAAAAGAAGCCCCTGCGTTTGGAGGGAGAGGAAAAAGCGAGATAAGACACAGGGGCCAGATTGCTAGCTTGAAATTCCAAACTCAGTGATATTGTTCATTTCTCAACCTTTCATATACTTTAAAAGCATTCCGCTTATTATTTGCACGTGCCGAGGCGCGAAGCCTGCCCAGAGGGCAGGAAGGGAGATAAGGAAACCCCGGCACGCTTTTACGGGCGGCATTAAGCCTATAGTTTTAATATGATTGCCCATTTTATTTTTATCCTTTTCCTATACGATTTTTAGGAATTTCCTATTGACTTTATTATACCATTTGTTATTTTCATACTTGAGAAAGCCACGATGACACAAACGAAGCGGCACGCGGAAACCATCCTGGCGTTTTAATCCTTTGATTTTGGGGTGTATCATGTCAAAACCTGCTATTATTAACTTTGAAAAAGAGCGAGAAAAACATACTAAGCACGCTTACCTTTCTGGCCTTTTACATTCATTGCACGAATTAGGTCGAGAATTGCCTTTCGGTCAGACTCATCCTGAGACTTCAGAACATACTGAGCCTCCTTTGGCAATGCAGCGAATACCTCAATAGCCGCTTCGATAATTTTGTATTTTGGCGGGCCGAGATTTTCATATAAAGACTCGTATAATTCAACAACATTACTATTCAATTTCATGTTAAATTGCTCTCTGGTAGCCATAATAATATCTCCTTCTAAAAAATTCCTCTTGAAAGCAAACTCTTTATAAGTACAGATATAGCAAGTATTTGTAACCACTTCCATCTTTTTTTATATATTTCTTTCTATTTTTATCTTGCTTTATCTTAAAGAAACATTTATAATCTGACGATAGAAAGATAAAGTAATTTTGGAGCATTTATGGCAAGGACGCAGAGAAAGAAGAAAATGAGAACAATCAACACATTGCACTACAGCAAGGATGAAGCAGTTGACAGGACACTCATAAGCACTGTGAACACATACTGCTCGTTGCCGGAAAATGAAGGATTGCCCCCAACATCTGTCGTGCGTAACTATCTGTTACGTAAAATGCAGGAAGATATTAAAAAAGCAAGAAAGAACATAGCGTCCTAACGGAGCGAAACAAAGTGAACACTTGCAAACGAAACAATCCCACCGGAGAAAAGCAGACATGCTCTGCACATTTCGCAAGTGTTCCCTCCGGTGGGGCTTTTATGAAAGGAATTGCGAAATGATTAAGAAAGCATTGCACAGAATCACAGTATGTTGGTGTTTGTATGGGCTGTATCTTGTACTAAGCATTATCAATCCATTTGTATTCAAAATATATAACATTGTGGGAGATAGACTTGATTTTTCATTTACTTGTGAGCCTGACAATATTGAAGATTTTATTGTGGTTTATTTCTGGTTTTTTGTAGCAGTGATAGCCGTGTTTGCCAGTTGTGCAGGTATTCATTTCGCTTCCGATTGGTTTTTCAACGTCAAAAAACAGTAGCCCCGGCGGGCTTTTATAGGTGAGGACTATGAAGGAACATATTAAAAAACTAAAAGAATTAAGAGCATGTTCTGATGCAGTAGAGTTTGCGAAACATTATCCTACCCTACAGAAAGCATGGAACGTCTGTGAGCGTGGCGACTGGATGCTATGGTTAATAGGAAAAACGGCAAGGCCGCCGGAAAGCCAGAGCAGAAAGAAGCTTGTTACAGTAACTTGCAAGTGCGCTCGTAAAGCTTGGAAGTGGATGCCGAAAGAAGGTAAAGCCGCTATTCGCACTGCTGAAGGATGGGCAAAAGGTAAAAAAGGCATAACATTAGATGAAGTAAGAAACGCCGCCCATGCCGCCTATGCCGCCTATGCCGCCGCCCATGCCGCCTATGCCGCCGCCCATGCCGCCGCCCATGCCGCCGCCCATGCCGCCGCTCATGCCGCCGCCCATGCCGCCGCCCATGCCGCCCATGCCGCCTATGCCGCCGCCTATGCCGTCTATGCCGCCGATGCCGCCGCCCATGCCGCCCATGCCGCCCATGCCGCCTATGCCGCCGCCTATGCCGCCTATGTCGCCGATGCCGCCGCCTATGTCGCCGATGCCCAAACAAAAACTCTTAAGCAATGCGCAGATATAGTACGCAATGATTATCCGAAAGCACCAAAATTATAGGTGGGGACTATGGACAAAATAAATGAAAATGAAGTAGAAAATATCATTGAAAGGCTCAACAGGTCGATAGAGGACGCTATTAAGTATAAAGCATCACTTAAATCCGAGCCGCCGAAGCTGAGGCATGGGGACTATGGGTATGATGAGCAAAATACTCCTATGGTAGCTGGTAATTTAAATTTAGGACCATATTGCCGTTTTGATACGCAGGAAAAATATCACCCTGATTACAATCCAATACCGATACATATCGGCAACATATTCGACGACCTTGCCGCGATGCGCGAGGACGTGGAGGGGATTAATTTAGATAAACTGCATATAGGTACTAATAATCATAGAGATAAAATTTGTTTTGTCGTAAGTGGACATTATTCGTGGCATGAGATAGATAAGGCTGAGCAAATCCATCGCAAGCTCGGTGCAATGATATTCAATCTCAAGAAAGAGCAAGCCACAGCCAAGAGGAAGGGGGGCAAATGATGAGAGATATGGCTTATATAGCAAGATGTCATTGTGGGGGAATAATAATGGCCTGCGTAGATGACCCTACGCATAAACAAGATACTGCGAAAGAAGTAGCAAGTTGTTTAAGGGCAGGATTTACCATTGATAGGATAAAGTGTAATGACGTGAAAACTTCTAAGTGGTGTGAGAATCGTGGCAAATGTACTAAGCAATCCCAGCAATAGCAAAGGGTAAGTAATGAGTAAAGAATGTCAATGGTGTAAAAAGAAGGCTGATAAATTATATGAAGTGCGAGCATACGAAGTGTGTTGGGATTGTTACTGGGAAGATGCAGACAAAACATTAGGTGAAACAAGGGATTTAGAGCAGTCCCAGAGTAGCAAAGGGTAAGTAATTCGGAAAGATTCTTTTACAAGTTCATATGGTAAGCCAATATTTGTGCAGGTGGTGGCGTGGTAGCCTGACGG